ACACTTGAATCAGTTAAAGGTACGTCATCAGCTAAGTACTGGCCTATATCTTGAGAAGTCTGTACGTCATACCATGTGTCTGTAGTGATCTCAATCTTTTGAGCAGGACCTACTAAGAATCCTCCTCCAGTACCACCAACTATAGATACAATCTGACCTTCCACATAACCTGAACCAGGAGTATGAATAGTTATATCTGTAATGGCTCCACCAACTACTGTTGTATTTACTTTTAAACCTGATCCATTAGCTGCAGTTGTATCAACACCGGTTGCAGTCGTATAACCACTACCTCCATATATACGTTTGACGGTTATTGCTGTGGGAGCAGTAGTGAATGTAACTGTATCTGAATTATCTATGGTAATACCACTTTCTACTGTCCTAGCTATTGAGTAGGCCGTAGAAGGCTGTACAGCACCATCTAAAGTAATTCTGACACCATTCTCCTCGTTAAGTAGGAATGGTACCTTGTAGGCTGTTATAGTACCATCTCCTGTGAACTCTTTTAGATCTCCCCTCCAACCTTTATTCTTTACTTTAAAACTAACAACACTAGAAAGGCCAACAGCAAACTTCATACGTGAAATAGTTAAGTTGGCTGTGTAATCGTACTGTAATCCTTCTTGACCAAGTTTAAAGTATGTCTTAGGTAGTTCTACATCATAGTTGTACTGATAACCTACGTATACGTTATCAGCTTGAGATGATAGATCCTTACCTTTTACTTTGAAATATGTCTCAGTACCATCAGTAACGACTTCAGTAATAGCAGTCACGGTAGATCTAATAGGACTTACTGTGAAACCAAATTCAGTTACACCATCAAAATCCTGTGTAGCATTACCTGCAATAAGGATTACTGGATTCAACGTTGTAATATCTGTATAAGGTATATAACATTTAGAGAAGTCTCCAGTTGAATCATAGACAACCTTCTTCTCAGCACCACCAGCTTTGCCATTAGTAGCTGCAGTATACATATCCATATGTGGATTAATCTGCTGACCATCAGCTGTAGTTATGATGGTTTCTTCTGGTGTCTGTGTTAGACTGGCACTAATTAAATGATACTTTCCGTTTGATTCAATGACTGACCACATAGTGTCAGAATCAATGGAAACAAACTGCACGTTACCTGGTAGATTCCATTGAAACCATGCTTGCATTATTATCTTATCACCTACGTTGTAGGTTTTAAACATGTATATATTCTTGTCACCTACATACGTTGAGCTGTTATCTCCATATAAAGCAATAAGTGAATTCTGTGGACTAGACAATAAATTATTAATAGTGTCAGGAACCCATTCAGATATAATCTTACCAATATCCATAACTACAGGGCTTTCTTCAGAACCCCTAGTTTGCATACCGAATATACGTGTGTAACTAGGTGTCTTACTTACAAAGTTAATCACTGTACCTACGTCCACAGGATCAATTGTAGGATCCATTTCGTAGTTAGAAATACCACGTATAACTGCAGATGAAGGTGTTAGAATCTCAGCGTCAGAGAATAATATGAACTGTTGGTTCCTACTGAATAGGATTAAACCCTGTGCAGTAGGTAGGACTGCGTGTAATACAGCAGGCCTAATACTTGAACAATTAATGTCAACCGGATCATTATCTGTTGCTGTTAAAGCTGAAGTAAAGTAGAAATTGAAGAAGTCATTTGACTTACTCATGGATACATTATCGTCAGTCAAAAATCCAAGTCTATTGTTATGATAGAACGCTTGCTGAATAGTAGTACCTACAAAGCTTGGATCTGAGTTAGTAACAGTATCACCAACTACTCTATCTTTCCAAGCTAGTGTACCATCTGCTTTCTTAGGTTGTCTGAATACAAATGTATTGGCAGAACTATTGAACAGTTCATGCGGTAGAGTCTCTGCCTTCATACCTTTTGATACTGTTGGGTCTACTGTTTCTTCCCAATTACCCTTACCAGATGTACCATTATCAGCAAAGAACTTAAGCCAGAATGTATCATTCTCTCCACCTAAAGCAACGACTTTAGCTAATCTCCCTTCTAAGGATTCAGCTGGTAGATCTGCTTGAGTATTAATTTGTTCGTTGAAACTATCAATATGAAGACCACCTTGACTATCAGTTGTTGTCAGCTCAAAGGCTACATTAGGTGTACCACTTGCAGTACTCTTTAGTTCTAATTCTAATGATGCGTCTAAGTCAGTGACAGTTAAAGTATGACCACTTATGGTTAGGTTTTTTAAACCATTATTAAAATGATCTGTAGCAATTGCAACTGTTATTTTAAATGCTGCACCACCTCCAGAACCAACTTGTGAATCTAATATATCAATTGTCTCATTAACTTTAAACTGTGTACCACCATTAATTACATTGTAAGTAGGTTTACCGTCACCGTCAGTAGTTATTGTAATAGCAGCACCAGTACCAGATCCAGATCCGCTGAGGCCAGTGAGTGCGTAAGTGCTATCAGTAGCTCTGGATGAGTCAGCTGCACCATCAGCAACAACACCTGTTGCGCCTGTAGTTATTACACCACCACTAACACCACCTTTTAATTCTTTAAGTATCCTTTCTGCAGTGTTAAATTTTTCAGTAGAAGGATTCGTTGCGGAAGATGCAGCAGGTAGATCCTCTGCGTTAATAGTAGTGAAGCTAACAGGGTAGTCTGTACTACCTACCTTCAGATTAATTTCATACTTAATACTATAAGCAACTGTTTTAATACGTACTGTACCATATGATTTTGATACATAGTCACCTGGTGCTGTTTTAGCTGTTACAGTTTTAGTCTTATTTGTAACAATAGATGTATCTTGTACTGTTAAGATATCATAGTTGTCTCGTGTAGTATCTAAATAATGAGTAGGTTTAGTAGTTAAGGTGAATGCTAAATCTGCATCTCCGTCGTGAGCTGAAGTTGCTACTTTTAAAGTATCCGTCTGTACATAGTTAGTACCTTGAGTACATACATGTACAGAAGCAGCTCCATCCATACCTGTAATCGTAAGAGTACAGTTCCCACCGCCACCACTGACTGTGACAACATCACCTACTGTATAACCTGTACCAGCAGTACCAACTGTAGCACCAGTAACTATACCGCTACCTTGAGTGATATCTACAAGCAGACCTGTTCCAGTTCCACCTGTAGTTGCTACACCAGAAGCATTTGAATAACCTGTACCTCCAGCAGTAATGGATAATGTAGATGGTTTACCACTGTCAATTATATTGACTGTCATACCACTACCAGAACTGGATACATTAGTTACTGGTAAATTACGTTGTGTTGTAACACCATTACCTCCATCACTAGTGATAGTCAGTGCATAAGTATCATCATGTACTGTACATTCTGTACCTGCTTTATTCCAAACTCTAAGTCCTGTATTTGTTATAGATCCGATATATGTTTCTAAGTTGTCCCGTTTAATAAAGAACCACTTAGCATCTTTTAGTTCTGGATCAGTTCCAGAAGCTGGTGTGTAAATAGTGTCAATAAATTTAAAACCTGGCCTCTTCATCAATCCAAATGTTGGATCAGGATAGGCATTGATGCAGTTCCTTACTTGACCAGGTTGTTTTTTAATGTCTGTTTGTTTTGATACCCCACCTAAGAAGTTGGGTATTGTTTGAGTTACTGCTGCCATTAGCGTGTAAGTGCTTTATAAGGTTGATAACTGATATAACTGTTTTGTCCTTTAGCTTGTCCAAAGAAAGTATAATCCCCTTGTCTGGTTTCATACTCTAAAGCCATTGCCCTTGTATAAGCTTCTCTTTGTTGCAGCATCTGATACTGTCCTCCATCACCTACAATGCGGCTAGAGACGATCACAGCTGCCCTAGCGACAATGAAATCTTGTATGGGTACTGGTAAGTCAATCCAGTCAAACCACCAAACTACATCTAACTTTAAGTTATCTGTTGTATCGTCATCTGTGATGTCGTAAGTGTGGTTGTATTTATCGTAGAGTTTACCGTCTCTTCTTACTACATTCTTATCTCCTGTAGCTACTCTACTGGAGTCATTACTTTCTCCAAGATCTACTTGAAGCATGTTAGTGGGGATAACGTATTGTTTATTTGTAGTAGTTTGTGGGTAATCGTATTCTGTATTAAAGCTCCAGCCTTCAGCCTGTACTTCTCGGGATACTTGTGTTAAAGTATCGTAAGCAATCGCAACGTCCGGGTTGGTTTGATCGAGGGTAGTTACAGGAGCCTGACCAACTGACGCCAGGATTTCGTTGACTGCGGG